AACAGCATGGTGACCTGACTGCTGGTGCGATCCGACCAATCCCAGGCTGTGGCTGTTAGAGTTTCGCCGCTGACAAAGGTGCCGGCAATGCTGCTGGGCTGTACAATCAGTTCCCAGGTATTGGCTCCTCGATTAACTTTGCGTGAAATATTAATTACAGCACGAGCCTTGGAAGTTGCTCCGGTAATTACGGTATGTACTGAACTTGTTGGATCGCCGCTGATTTTGGTGACTGTTAATTTTTGTTCAGTATACCAGTTGTTGTCCGACGGCTTGAATAAAATAGTGTTGGGGTAAAATATCGTTATGTCATCGTTGTAAAAGGCTCGGAAGAAAAACTTGAAGGTATCTTCGCTGCCCTTTTTCTGATAAAAATCCCGAAAATATTTTACAATGATGCTGCGATCCGCTGCCGGTTGTATGGGCATGCCCGGAGCATACATCTCCACAAACTTGGTTAGCAGACTGCTAACCGTAGTATCGATATCGTTGTTGGCTCGAATGTTTTGTATGATGGCCTGCGGATTACCGCCCTGCTCCAGCCATTCAAAATATTTGGTGACAAATACTACAAAGATAGGATAGTATTCCTGCACATAATCAGGAATTTGTCGCGGGAGAAACGCGGTAACGGTTTGACTTGTTATCATGCTGTGGTTGATACTACGCTGATGGAAACACCGTTAATGGCAGCTGTGCTGGCATCGCCCCGAGTATCATCCAACACCAAAATTTCCTTGTTGGCCGGTAAAAGATCGCGACTTGTTTCTTGAATGTTGGTGGTTATGCGGATGGTGTTTTCACCAAGATAACCACCGATGTTTAAATTGGTGATGGTTACTCGACCCGTGCCATAGTTTACTGTACCCAGAGTTTCCTGCACAGTATTGGTGGCCGAGTCATATAAATTAATTACGCCGTTTCCTTCGTAGTTCGGTGGATTACTGTCCGGAGCATCGCCAAGATAGGCAGAAATAAAATTGGTGCCGTTGAAATATAAGAATAAAGTACTAACCAATTCTGCGGGATGAATCTTGCCAGGAAATTGTAGTGTGGCACTAAAGGATTCTCCTACCACCGGAGATATGCGTTTCTGCTGCCGCAGGATCAAAATACTGCTGATGATGCTGGGATCCATGTTTTGGATTTCGTCCTGCAGCTGTGACGCAAAGAAGCCGGCATTGAATTTTTGTAGCTGAGAGCTAAAGTATTCAGTGACTTTTTGTGATGCCAGGCCACTGAGTTGCTGTGCGGTTCTTGTAGTCAAGGCTGTGCGGTATTTAACATAGACATCCACGCCAACATAGGTATATTCCGGATCAACAAAAGCATACTGTAGTGTGGGCATGCTGCGAGGCTGCAGGGTATCGGTCACCAGACGAATTTTTTCTACGTCGGTTAATACATAGCCGTCGTAGGGCTTGATGCTGATAAACACCGTACCGTAGCGCGGTGGCACGTTGGCTTCACCACCCCATACACTCACACTTTCCGCGGCCGGCAAGGCCTGCTGTATGGCTGTGGCAAAGTCTGTGGCTGTAACTGTGCGATTGCCGCTGACATAATTATTACGGGCATTGAAACGAATCTGGTCAGTGGTTTCTGCATCCTGACCGCCGGTGGGCGAACTGATGGTGGCAATGTAGCGATCATTTTGCTCTTCACCTAAAATGGTGTTGGTGAACCAGCTTAAATTTACATTGCCGCTGATGTTGCCTTCGCTTCCGCTGGTTACCACATAACGAGCTCGCACAACGTCGCCCGGACTGAGATTTTTACCCAGTATGCCGTCGCCAAAGTAGATCTGATACTGGCCTTCGCTGTTTTCTTCGATGAAATATACATTGCTCGAAGCACTAAGTTTGGTGATGTCGGTCATCTCAGTGAAGGTTTCGTTGTAGCTGCCGCTGCCGCCGTACTGCACGCTGACCTGCAGAGTGCTGATATCCACATCGGTATTGGGAATCACAAACTTAACTGCCGGACTCACACCTGTAGGTACGCTCCAGAAGAAGTCGATTTGACGCCCTTCCACAATCTCCACATTTTCAAAACTATATACGCCGCTGACGGGCTCCACAACATAGCTGTTGGGATTGAAAAAGGTGTAGGTTGTATTACCAATCTGTGTGGTAAATCTAGTGAATCTTTCCAGAGTGGCTATGTTGGGACCGTTGGCCACGTTGGCTATGGCCACATTGACTGTGGCTCGGGCGGCTCTTCGGCTGCGCGGAGTATAGCTCAGATGCTTGGCTATGCTGGCCACCGAACTGCGTTTTAGCGCAGTATCAATGAACATTTCATTGCTGGCCATGTTGGCCAGGATGGCATTGTAGTGCGTATTATAGGCCAGCAGATCTACCAGCACGCTTAGGTTGCTGCCCTCGAAATCGTAGTCTGTGAACTGACTTTGACTGCTGAGAAAGGTCCGTATATTTGTTTTTATTTGATCAAAGTCCAGCTCAGTGACTCTGATGTAGGGATTGGATGCCATTAGCGCACTCTCGTAAATGTGGTGTTGAAACGCAGGGGCTGTTCGGTGTTGCGTATTCTAAAAAGTATTTCAATTTCCAGGGCGTTTTCGTCTTGATTGGGACTGACCTGAACTTCCAGCAGTTCTACACGCGGTTCGTATTTATTGATTACTGTAATGATGGTGCGTTCCGCAATGGTGGTTACTACGGGCGTTAAACTTTCAAACATCAGACTGTGCAGTTGACAGCCTAGCTCGGGTTGAAAGGGTCGCTCATAGTTACGCGTATGAATTAGGTTTCTCAGACTGTTGCGAATCGCGGCTTCGTCAGCCTTGGTAGCCACATCGCGAGTTCGCGGATTGCGGGTAAAGGCAGCGTCTAAATCGGTAAAGGTGCGTGTATTTCTAGCCATACCGTTATTTATCCTCCGCAGAACACTGTAGGGTTACCTTGGGAAATAATACTTAGACAATCCACACCACCGATACCGTCGCCAATTCTAGCCATGGGTTTACCATTGATAAACGTTCGAGAGCTTCCGCTGATTATAACACCGGCGTGACTGTCTTCATCGCAGATGTGTACTGGCCAGGGATCGCCGACCATATGAATGGGAATTCCATTGACAAAAACCGTGGCATTGTTGGTGGTCACCGAAGGTCTCGGCGGAAAACAATCATGCCCTGAGCAGGATACTCCAAGAAAAGCTATTGCTGCCATTGATTACGCTCCGTTGTTTTGAACATCTATACCCAGCAGGCCTTCGAGTTGCACCCCCTGAGGAACACCAAGACCATCTAGTATTTCTCCAGTATCTTGGTCTCTGACTGCGTGCACGCAGTATGCCACTGTTTTATCAGCAAGAGCTTCCAGGGCATGTTCATGATCTTTATGAATAAAAATCATATGTGGCGCAGTAAATTCTGTGGATTCGCCGTTGACTGTGACTCGCAATTTTCCAGCTGCCAACAATGTAATATGATTGTGTGAATGAGTGTGACCCTGTAGCACTGAACCAGTCTCAAAAAAATACATTTGTCTAACGAAAACACCATCAACCATGTTTGCCTGAATTGCTGGGGCGCGTTTTCCTATCATTCTGCATCTCCTAATGCGGTTATCATTATTGGAAGGTTTGGATTAAAATCATCGGGACCAAATTGATCAGCTTGTATCAATTCTTCGCCAGTGGGACTTCTCCATACCTGTGACCCATCTTTATTTAGCGTAACCACAGTAAACGGTTGATTGTCGGTAAACCTCATGTAGGTTTCCCAGGCTACCTTCAGCAATTCTGCTTTTAATTCTTCGACGTTGTGCGCATCTGTATGCAGTCCGGTATAGGGATTAAAAACTTTATAAAATGTAATCATCAGCCCTCCTAGCTAATGGCACCGTAGATAATGCCAACTTTAAAATATGTTATAGTAAAACCATTTAAAAGAATTGATTTTCCTCCGGCTCCCGGAGCACCAAAATTGGGCCCGTAGAATGATCTTGTACCACCACCAACAGCACCCCACCCGCCGCCACCGCCACCGCCGTTTTGATCAGCGATACGTTGGAAGTTGCCGCCGGGGTTGTTGGCTGAACCGCCGCTACCACCCTGTGTATATCCTCGCGAAAACGGAGCATTGCCATCACCACCACCGCCGCCAGCTCCACCACCAGCAGCCGGCATGCCGCGAGATCCGCCGACTCCAGGAAGTATGCGACCACCACCACCGCCGCTGCTTTTTGCGAACGAACCAAAATATTGATCAACAGCGACGGCGCCATTACCACCGGCTGCACCCAATCCTCCGCCACTACCGCCCGAAACAGTATATGGATCAAAATTACGATTACGTCCGGTGGCTGTGCCACCATTGCCGCCGCCGGCGCCACCACCGCCGCCGCCAGTGTCGCCGCTGGCACCACCACCACCGCCGCCGGCGATGTAGCCAGCATTAAACATGCTGATGTTTGTGGACAATGATAGTGCAGGACCGCCAGCACCAGCCGGGGCTGCACCATAGTCCGATCGTGCACCGGTGCCGCCCTGACCTATGATAAACCCATAATTATTTACCCGGATACCATTGGGCCAGCCGGCTTCAACAGTCATTGCCGGTGTGGCAGTAGACCCAGAATATATGTAGGTGCCGCCGGCGATGGTAACACTGGCGGTGGCAACTTGATTCCAACCTTGATTAATGGTGTATGTTCTCAGTGCTAGATTTGGGGTTGATGTAAACACCGCTGTAGAAAATCTTCCAGTAATTGCGCCATAGCCACCAACTGCGCCATAAACTGTACCAGTATTGCTGGAAAAATTAACATCATATCCATTGCTTTCAATGGCTTTACCACCCAAACCTCCGAACCTTTCCGCCCCAGTAATATATACATTTGTTCCACCAGCCGCGCCCCAACCACCACCACCACCAGCACCAAGAAAATTTAAAGATGGTGGCATGGTGGTATTGACACCTGGATTGTTTGCTGAGCCGCCCGCAGTGCCATTGGAAAAGGTACCGTCCCAATTACCATCTCCACTTTGACCAAAGTAACCGCCACCACCGCCACCAGCTCCACCACCTCTTGCCGGTGTAATAGATCCTCCGAGTCCAGATACGGTGGTGCCGGCACCACCAGTGCCCGGCAATATTCTTCCTCCACCGGCGCCTTCAATGCCCTGAGAACCATTTACTCCCTGCTGGCCGGGGTCGCCGCCGGCCTTGCCTGCAGTATATTGGTAACCAAAATTACCGGTTAGAATCCATGAATTACCACCGGCTCCACCACCGGCTCCGCCGCCGCCTCCTGAAGATCCTCCGGAGGGAGCGTTGACTCCGGCTCCGCCACCGCCACCGCCACCGGCAATGTAACCGGTGTTGGTGATATACAAAGGGTTTTCATTTAAAACAATGGCAGGACCTCCGTTCCAACCAGGTGTGGATGGGCCGACTGCATATCCCACATTGCCACCGCCGTTACCACCTTTGCCAATAATAAATCCGTTGTTAAATAATCTTACAATACTGTTGTCAGACAATCCGGCATAATTAAATGCTGGCGCACTGGTAGTAGTGGAATACATGTAGAATCCAGCCAACAAAGTAACGGTAGCGTCCAGGGGAGTCTGACCATCCCAGCCAAATGCTTCAGCTCGTGCTCTTAGATTATAATCCGGAGAATTTACACCAACATTATCTACAAACACGAATCTACTGCCGGTGAATTTTAATACAATGCGACCACCGGTACCATCGCCACCATCCCAGGGTCCGCGAGTTCCTCGATCCGTACCTCCACCACCGCCGCCGGCACCAAAACCAGTACCGCTTTGACCGATGGCTCCGGTGGTTAAACGATAATCGCCGCCCAGACCGCCCTGGCCAAGGTTAGGGTCAACTGCATCTCCGCCACGACCGCCGAATTGATTAGGAATACCAAAACCAGATCCAGTGGCCGTTGTTCCCGGACTTCCGGCATTGCCTGAGGGTAGTCCACCCACTCCAGCCGCACCAAAATTATTGCCCTGAGTTATGAATCCGTCGCCGCCGCGACGGCCACCGCTGGCAGCAAAAACCGTACCATCGGGTGCTATAACATATGAATCTCCACCAATACCATTGGTGCTGTTTGTACCTGGACTACCAACATAGTATTTTATTTGTTGGCCAGTACTCACCGCAATCGAAGTTTGATAATAGCCTCCGCCACCGCCGCCACCGCCGCTGGCAGAATACGCTTCAGTCACATAACCGCGGCCGCCCTGACCACCGGCTGCTTGAATTTGAAATGTTATGCTGCTCACCGTTGGGCCGATGGTGAGAGAGCCAGATCCTTCGGTATATTCTATGGTAATTGGAATACGCAACAACCCAGTTAATGCTGCAGGTTCTGGTTGATCTTGTCCAACATAACCGCCGAGACTGCCACCCGGGTATCTAAAGGTGTTGACATCGGCTGTGCCGCCCTGTACAAAAG